TCTCTTACTAACACTACCTTCAGGATCCCGTTGGGCTTTGGTAGAACCGCCACCCTTCATCCTTACACTTTGTATCCTTGATCTTTCAGAGGCTGCTCCACCTCTACTTGCTTGTATAGAAGATTCTGGAGTTATAGCTTCAGTTAAGTTTTTTTTTATTAAGTCAAATATTCTTTTGTGTTGAGATTGAATTCTCATGGGAAGACCTTCTCTGAAGGATTCAATATCATCAGAGGAAACAAAGTCTCTCATTTTAGAAGCTGACATGCCTGAAACATCACTGGAATCGGGATCTCTTGTACCAGCGGAAACAATCTCAATTGTTTCAAATGAATAGTCTTGTCCGTTATATTTGTTGAGCAAAGAATCAAACTCTCTTACTCTATCATCCCCAACAACCATTACAAGGTTATCATATTCTCTACTAAGCTTGTTAGCTATATCAATAAGAGTTTTAGCACTAGATGGTTTAACTACATCTCTACCAAAAGCTGCTCGAGCAAATTTAATTTTATCCGAATAACCTAAAGGATTCTTTTTTGAATCCTGAGTATGAGATAAGAAGATCATAGGTCTACCACCTTTAGATCTAGCTACTTCTTTTACTTTATCTACTAGCTTCTGATGACCTATTGTAGGGGGATTCATTCTGCCAAATGAAATTACAGCTGTAGAGTTTTTGCTTTCTTTGAGATATGGTTGATCCATTCTCAGAAAATACTTAGGGTTTACGTCTACTAGGTCCTTGAATTGATCAGGTTCTCTAGGACTAGCTAAGCTAACAAGAGTAAGCTTATCTTGTATAGCTGCTAGAACCTTTTTGCTGATCTTTTTCTTAGCCATTATGCTACCTCGTAACCCAACCTATTAATTAAATCCTTATCTATATATTTATTAATTTCAACTACAAGCGGATCATTGTATCTAGGAACTGTAAGATATTCTTCCTTTACTTCTGGTTTAATATAAAACTTAGATGTGTCTATATTCTTTTGAGGAGGTAGTTTGACATCATACTTATTTGACAACTTCTTAAAGAATGGAAAACAGTCATTTAGAAGTTCTTCATATCTCACATTTACTAAGTCTGTATTGATAAGCATAGTATGATAATGATTATAAAGTGTAATAAGGTTCTTAACATTAAGACCTCTAACTACCATACCTGACTCTTCTTTAAGATCATACTTTTTGTATTTCTGAAGAATATCGACTCTATGTCTTTTAATAACAGACCGTGCCCAGTTGTATGGTGACTTAGTAATCCAAAACTTCTCTACACCGTCATCATAAAAATCTACTGGGTTCATTGTATGTTTCCACACATACTTTGTTTTAAATTTAAGATCAGTATTGACCTCAATTAACTTTTTTAAATATTTGGTTCCAGACTTCTGAAGTCCAAAAACAAAAAAATGAGTGTTAGTATCCATATCGTTTTACCACCGAATTATAAATTTCCTTTATTTGAACATTGCCGTGACCATGTACAAATACAGGTCTGGTGTTCTTTTTTATATTTACTACAAAATCAGGTGTAAATGCTACATCACTGCTCTCAAGAGCTGGAGCTTGCATAGACTGACAAAGATGGCAGTCGCTATCAATTACAATATCTTCTCTTTGGAGATATTGCTTTACTGCAAATAATTGATCGTCAAACGACCAGTGTAAATGAGGATTGATTTGTTTGAGCTCATCATCCACCTGACCAATCCACAGTCCTTTACGATAAAGTTCTACAAGCTGGCCAGCAGTGCCAGCATGCATCCCGAAACAAAGAAAACTATAGCCGTGAATATCAGTATGCTTCTCAAGACATTGTTTTTCAAGTCTTGGATCAGGCCAATTTTGATGTTCCGATTGGAAAACGATTTTCTTATCATAATGCTCGTGGTACCTTTCTCTAAATTCTTTTGCACTGTCGTTTACAAACACATCATGACCATCAGTAACAACAACAAGTTCATCAGGATCTAATGACTCTAACATTTCTAATGTTTTTTGAGTTCTTGTCTCAAGATCCTTATACCAACGATACTTACCAGTAGCTACATGAAGATCAAAGCCATACTTTAAAGCCGACTGAACAATAGGACTGCGAGCTTTCTCATCGTCAGAATAAATTACTAACTTCATTTGATAACATCCAATATCTGTTTAACAGTTGTGTCAGTTAAGTGGTTATCGATCACAAATTGCTTGTCACCTTTGATATATTCACCCTTCTCAACATACTCCATAAGTTCGGGAAGCGAGTTGTATACAAAACCATGATCCTTTAACACCTCAGCACCTGCTACAGGAGTAGAAGCCCAGGGAGTATCATTGAGCATAGCTTCCAGCAGAACCAAACCAAATCCTTCATACTGACTGTTAAGGATGAGAAGTTCTGCATCTCTAATATGACGAAGGACATCTTCTTTGTTTTCTAGAAACAATAGATATTGATTAGATTTTTCTCTTACGTCTGGAACCCAGTTACGATCGTTGTTATAACCTGTCATGAACAATCTTTTACCTACTGTCCATCCTTCAGACAGTTCTTTATGTCCTTTGTGGGACCAGAACCCTCCCACTGAAATACAATATGGGCCGAACAAAGAATCTATGGACTTATTAGTCAGCTCCGCTACATCATCCTTACTAATGCTGTGATTAACTTGAACAGATTTTTGTTCTTGTCGATGCTTCTTTACAAATCGCCAATCGGTAGGAGTAGAGCAGGCAATGTAATCTGCATTCTCCATAGCTGGAAAAATCTGTCTTGATTCTTCTGGTCTTACAATCATAAACATGATTGGAGACGGAATATGTCTAGCATTGATTAGAACAGTATCCTGCATTCCAACACCAGAACCATGTACTACGATCAGATCAAACTTTTCTTTAATCAGAATCTGAACATCGTTAGTAACTTTAACACCGTTCTGATCGCCTTTGTGCTGAGAAGCTAGTACAGTAACATCATGACCTTGTGATAGAGTTTCTTCAGCCATGTTTTGTACATAGTATTCGGTCCCACCAGGATAAGGATAATACCTGTGGGCAACATAACAAATTTTCATTAGAAGTATTCTCCAAAAGTATCATAATCAGACTTATAGGCCTTATGTACTTTATCTCTAAACTCTTCGTCCAGATCTCTGGTGAATACTACAGAGCTTCCAGACGTTTGATACTGTTGAAGCTTCTGCTTCTTACCAAAGAAGACGTTAAGATCTTTTTCTAAAATATCTAATTGCTTGGTACTATAAATTTTATCATAATAATTAGGATCAGTTCCTAGAAAGTGTGTTTGGGGAAAGAAGTGATTGTTCCTCATAGTACCATTGATCACGCTGTCTAGAATTTCGTCTGGAGTAGCTTTAAACTCTTTATTGATTACTACTAGATGATTGTAGCAAGAAATAAACCGCTCCATAGGCTTACGGACAATACAAACCTTCTTACACTTTACTTCAGATGAAATAGAGCTGAAAGGTTTGTTTTGTGCAAAGTCGTGGAAGTCCTTATTCTTAGGAGTACCTTTCTGCTTTTTATATTCAGCAGATTTTTCTAGATTACTGATCCTCTCACCAGTATCCGGGTCAATATACTCCTCACCATAAAAGCTAAATTGATCACCTATCCCTAGATGATCAATAAACAACTTCTTGATTGTAGTGCTGGCGTTTTTAGGAACGTCATAAAAAACCAAAAGCTCATCAGAGCTATTTTTCAGTGCAAACATTTATCCACTCATTAAAGTTAAGTCAGCAGTATATCACAAAAAACTTAATGTTTCAACTTATTATACTGATGGTAAGGTAGATGCGTCTCTAGTTTCTTCGTCAGACATATTCTTAGGAGGTCTGCCCCTTCTAGCCCCAGTTGGCGTAATCTTACCCTGCCCAGGCGAACCAGTTCTAATTCCAGAAGTAAACACATCTGTATCAAACTCTCTTTTAAGCGTATAAGCAAGAGCCTTTTCATCTCTGGTACTGATTAATGAGTCGAGCCACTGAGGCCCTCTAACAACCAACATTCTAAGAAGTTTATAAACTCCTACAAGACTAAATCCTACAGCCATTAACAACAATGCATAGACAGATAACTTTTTTAATAACTCAAAGCTAGAATGACCTAAGGCATCGATAATCTCTCCAGCTATAATACCACTAACAGATTTAGGCAGATCGTCTTTGTTAAACGTTTCGCCTCTTCTTTCTACACCAGCTGCATACATATCCCTTCGCTTAGAAGCAATAGTTAAGTCTGCAAGTAACACACCTAGGCCTACAGCTACCTTAGTAGGATGAGCCTTTACTACATTAACCATTCCCTTTAAAAGCTCTCTGTATATATTAAGCTTTTCTTTTGCCTCAGCTTCAGGTCCTAGTTTCCTAGCATTATCTAATCTCAATTCCAAATCACGTCTACGCTGGCCACCAAATAAGTTACCAAGCCCAAAGATTTCATTTAACTCTACAGTCTCTTCTTTAAGCTGCTGATATGTCTTCATCTTTGAAATCCTTTTATTACTTTATTAGAAAAGTTTGCATAACTAAACTCTAATCTGTCTACTAACTTTACAGCATTAGTACCAAATCTATCCGCTACAACAAACCCTTCCTGATTTGTCACCTTAAAGCCTCTATCAGTAAGCAAGAAAGTGTCTAAGCTATTTGCTTTATTTAGCTTATTGATTAAAAGCATTTTTGCCTTTATCACTAAGTTGTAAATCATAAAGATTCTTACAAGTTCATCTTGAACAAAATCATCAAGTATGATTCGGCGTTTAAGTTGAACACCTTCTCTACCTCGATTGGTTTTTCTTTTCTCTAATTCTCTATCGAAGTAATTTTCTAAGTATTCTCTTAGTTGAATAACATGGGCAAGAGGGTCACCAATAGGTTGATTGTCTCTAACTTTAGAATTGTTAAATGTTTTGATTCTTATCAACAACTCGTCGTTTCTGACTATTCTATCAAATGCTCTTTTACTAACTTTGTTAAACAACATACCCATCTTAGACAAAAGCTCATTGAGTCTAAGTGTCTCTTCAGAATTGAGAGTAGCTGTTCCAGACACGTCCCTATATGTAGCATCAGTAAACCAAACATCTCTACTCTGTCTCATTCTATCAATGAAGCTTTGATTGTATATTGCGCTCAGAGATTCAAAATCATTTCCAACATATTTGGTATGCCACACAACACCCATTTGAGATCTTTTGATCTTGTTGGCTAATTCTGAATCTGTAGGAATTGCATAGATGATAGAGTTTGGGTGAAAGGTAATATATCTTTTACCGTTAATTCTAGATGGCATCAAATCATTTCTCGAGTAGAGAAAGTCGCCCTGCACTATACCATCAATTTTTAATTTAGGAAGATGCTTAAGAGCTATTAAAAACTTTTCTCTTAAATCGCCTTGAAGATCTTCATTAATGTCTTCTTCAGTTTTATATACTTTGGGATTTTTGTTAAAGATACTTTTCTTAGCTACAAAGAATCTTCCATCCCTAGGATCAGTTCCAGCAAAAATAGAAGGAGCGCCGTCCCACTTCACACTTATGTTAACGTTGGAGCTAGTGACGCCAGACAACATATCTCTTAGAGCTCTAAGAAAATTGATAGTCTGTCTAGTACCATCTACACCACCATTAAGGATATTGTCCTCAATGTGCTCCATGTGAAGATTTTTAGCTTCTGTTAAAAGTTCGAACATTTGACACCCCTTTGTATAGGGGTATTTATTATAACATGATGCTGTATTGGAGCACTGCTCCTCCGTTCTGCCAACCTTTACTTAGAGCACGTTGAAGGTCCTTAGGAGTATAAGATGTAAAGTCTTTATTCACTATACTCTTGAGACTGGGTCTGGCTGCATACACATAGCCCTTACCAACAGTAAACGGTTCGGTAAGATTTAAATTAGAAAGATTATACCAAACTAATTCCGGAATACATACTTTCTTTTGTTTACCGTCAAGATCATAAGTAGCAGTAAGATGTTCATTTCTAGGATCATTAAACATCTCATCAAGCAACTCTAGAAACTTTGTTTCTTCAACCTGCCACTTACTCCAATGATCTCTATGTGCAATGATAGTCCAATCATCAAAAGAAGGATACTTACTATATCCTCTATGAGAGGGTTGATCTAAGTATGTGTCAAGAAATGGCTCTTCTCCATAATCAGGATAGTATCCAGCTCCGGATAAACCCTTCCTCTCATACACATCTTCAAACAATTTAATTTGATCTTCCATGATGTCTGTATTAAACATAATATCATGTCTTGTTCTCACTATGATATCATAATCATCAACATTTGTAATTTGATTCATACAAAGATAGTGACTGTAGTGTTGAGATAGGCCTCTGTTTTTATGAAAGTGTCCAGGATGCTCTAGAGCTACATATCCGCTGTCTAGTCTAATCTTTTTAGGATTACAATAACCAAACAATTGATCTTGTCTCTCTTCTACACCTTCCTGAGTCCAGGAATGAACATAGAAGTCCACATCCCAAGGCAATTTGTCAGCAAACTTTTTTTGGTGATAGGATCCAAAATTAGCAAATCTTGGCTGTCCGCTGATACAAATAGCAATTTTCATTACCACTTCTCCACATAGGCTGAAGGTGCAAAATATCTTGTAGGTTTTAATGTAAGAAAGTTGTCCTTTACAAACCTATCTACTGCATTACTTTCTGTCCATTGTTTAATAGCATATTCATCAAAGATAACAACACCGCCAGGAACTACTCTATCCCACAGTAGTTCCAAACAAGTTTCAGTGGGTTCCTCTATATCCAAATCAAAGTTTACAATAGAAGCTCTAAAACCTGGATTGTCTTCTAGGTATTGCCGAACAGTCTCTGTAACATCACCCTTGACCAATTCGAAGTTACCAAATCCAGCATTAGTTAAGACGCTTTCCAGTTCAACTTCATATCCTTCCGGATCAAATCCTCTATCTTTAAAAAGACTTTCCATTACTTGTTGATCAGAACTTCCAACTGATTCAACAGTAGAGTCAGCATCGAAGAAGTCAAATCCAACAACATTCTTATGATTGATTGAAACTTGAGATAAAGATTTTAACCATCCCATCATACCTGAGCCTTTAAAGACTCCTAACTCTACAACATCACCAGGAACATCCTTAACATGTTCTACAAATTCTAGTTTAGATGCTAGCTTACCAAACAACTTTCTATCAGAAGAAAAGATAAACTCATTAAATGCATCATATACTGACTGAGGCTGGTCATCATGAATAAACATATTACACCTTATAGTTGTTTAAATAGTGTTGAAGATCTTCTGGTGTTCCTAGACCCCACATTCCATCGGCCTGGTACATCTTAATCTTTTTACCATCTTGAATAGCTTCGTTGAATACTGGGCAAATGTAGAACTCGTTATTAGTTCTAATATTCTTATCAATCATCTGTTCTGCATACTTAACGTAATCAGATCCGTGCTTCCAATAATAGAACCCTACAGTAGCATTGTCTGAAATAGGCTTCTTCTCAGCAACTTCCGTTACTACGTTATTCTCGTCTGCTTTTGCAAAGGACCATTTAGGATGAGTGGCCTTAAAGGTAACTATACCACCGTCTGATTTAGTTTCTTGCATTTCATACATAAAGTCCATAGGATCCCAAACAACATGTTGATCGGAATTAGCAAAAAATAAAGGATTATTATTATCAATATATTCCTTAGCCATCAAAGCTGTAACAGCTGATCCTTCAGTAAGACCATCAACTTCAACAATCTTACAATCTGGTGTAATTAAGTTGAGTAAAGTGTCTAGATTATACTCTTCTCTATGAGCTTTCTGAACCACGTAAATGTAGTTAGCCTCGATACCAATATTATCCACTACATGATGGATCATAGGCTTGTTATTAACGTCTATAAGAGGTTTTGGAAATGTATATCCAGCAGCAGCAAATCTAGATCCAGCTCCTGCCATAGGAATAATAATATTAAGTTTGTCGTTGGAGTTCCATACTTTCTTCACCGGCTTACCTTTCAACTGAGCAGTAACATTAGAAATAGTAACATCATCAGGCGATTCTACTCTCATGTAATTAGCATTCGATCTAATAGCAGACAATAAACCTTTAGGAGAGTCTTCTACGATAAGAGTATTTTCTGGAAGCATACCCATCATAGACATTGCTTTCCAATACATCTCAGGATGAGGTTTTGAATTCTTAACATCTTCGTTTGAAAGAATAATGTCAACATATTCCATCAAATCAGTCTTAGCCAATGCTGTAAGAACAGTTCGTCTAACAGAGTTAGTACATACACCAATACTGTATCCTCTGTCCTTTAAATAATCAAAGAGCATCACAATATGCTTTACAGGTTTCAATTCAGAAATCATTTGTATAGTATATTTTTGTTTATCTTCGGAGATTCTTTTTTCTTCATGAGAAGTCCAGCCATACTTCTTAGAAAGTAACTTAAGTTTGGCTGTAGTTGGAAGACCATCAAACACATTTATGTGGTGGTTTCTAGAAATTGCATGCTCTGGTCCTAAAGCTTTGTTCAGAGCTTCGTAATGAATTTCTTTTGCGTCGATAAGAACGCCATCTAAATCAAAGAGAACAAGTTTAATTTGTTCCATACCTATATTCCTCTATAATATCAGAACAGACTCCAGCGAACTCACTCACATCAGTATTGTCCCATTCTGGCAATACTGCAATCGTTCTGTTATATTTAGTAGAGGTTCGTTGACCTGGATATGCCCATACCCATCTTCGAGAGGTAATTGTATACTGATCACTTTCGTGCCAGAAGTAGTTGAGGTAATATCGAGACATATGTTCTAATGCCTCGATATTTTTACAGTGTACCCACAGATTCCACTTACGAGCAGTTAGCCAATTGATTGGAATCTGATATAGTGGCTCATCGTGGCCGAGATAAAATAAATCGTCTTGACGCCATACATCAACTTCAACCTGGTAGCCATGATCTATAGCATTGTCAATATACCCAGGATAGTTCTCAGCATCTTTGTTAACCCCATTTACATTACCACGATGAGAGATATAGATCACAGACCGAGTACCTTTTCCACGCCACGTTTATCTTGAGGAAGAGAGCCACCGTTACGAAGATGATCAACTACTTGCTCGAAGTAGAAGGCCTCGTCTTCATAACCAGCTTCGTTGAGAGATTGGTATGCATTCTTGAAGAACATCAGCATACCCATACCAGTGTTATCGTTAGCAGATGCGCTATGAGTCTTACCAGCACGTTGATTGGACATTAGTCACTCCATTCACAATTAAGAATTAGATCATATATTCTTTATGATCAGAAGTCAACATTAAAAGTCTAAGAGTGCGTCTAAATCTAGTTCGCCACTTGGAGTAGTTGGTACTTCTATCGAGGACGTAGGAGTAGGAGCAGAAGTTCCTAATCTCTTAGATTCTTTATCACGGCCGGCATCAAGCCACGCTGTTCTCAATCTATCAAAATCTTTAGTTGCCTGTCTATCCGCTTGGGTAGGATATTGAGAGTGAATTTCAGCAGGCTTCCTGCCAGTTAATGCCGTGAAAGCTTTAGTAGCTGCTCTGGTACCTCTTCTTCTTAATTCTAGAGAAGCATCCGGAGCCAGGGTTCCGGTTGTAGCTGGTATAAGAGGATTGACAAACATAGCTGCAGAATCCATGACTGCTGGGCCAGCATATTCCAACCCCTGCTTAGTGGTTAGAACTCTTCCAAGATTCTTAGCTTTTTCTCCAGGAGTTGAACCTAAAGCCTTTTGAGATATGTTTAATAGCTCAAATTTTCCTAGAGTATCTGGACCTTCTTTAGCTTTGTTTATTCCAGGTACAGTTCTGCCAAATGCTTTTCGAGGCTCTTTATAATCAGGAACAGGGACTTTTCTTTCGGGATCAAAATCTGGCTGAGGCATATCAAACTCTGGAGTATAACGACCAGCTTCTAATCCTTGAGATCTCAGATACTTGTTTACTTCTCGTTTATAAACGTCGAGAGATTTGTTAACTCCAGCTCCTGCTACAGCACCTGTTGCTAAGGATTTAACGGGAACGTTCAGACCAGTTGTTTGTTTAATTTGTTTACCAACTGCTTTATAGGGTTGGCTTCTAACAAATCTCAAAGCCCCAATAGCTCCGCCTGCAGCGCCAGCTCCTTTTTCCGATTGAAGCTCGTTAATCATTTTAACATTACTTCTTTGCTCGGCTAAGAATGTTTTAAAAGATCTCATTATATCCCCCTGATGTATACAAACTTATTTATTATAAATAGAATTAGTTAATTGCGCAATTAACTTTATTCTTTTTTTAGGAGACTCGAATGAGAAAGTACTACTCAAACAATAAAAACTACAATGCGATTCTTGAGTCCATGGCTCAGATTCGTCAAAATCAACTTAACGAACATTATGGCTACTATGCTGAGCAAGATGATGAAGAAGAGTTTGAAGAAGGCATGTATGGTGATGAAGAAGAAATGGAAGAGCGTTACATGTATGAAGGTGAGTATGAAGACGAAGAAGATGCTCAGATGGAAGCTCTTGCTGAGATGATGGACGAAGCTCTGATGGAGCTTGATGATGAAGATGATGAAGACAACCAGATGCTTGGAGAGGCAGAAGAAGATGATGAGCGTCGTGCTAGACGTCGTGCTCGTCTCAGAAATGCTCTTCTGATTGGAGCAGGTCTTGTGGCTACCGGTGGTCTTGCTGGTGCTGCAATGATGAATCCTGCTGCTAGAGAAATGATTGGTCAGGGTGCTGGTAAAGCTATTGCCGGTGCTGGAGAATTTGCTAAAGGTGTTGGTTCTGCAGCATATGGGCTGCTTCCAAAGGATACAAGAAATAGCATCGCTGGTGGTGTAGAAGCAGGACAAAAATATGTAGATGATACTTTGACTTCTGCTCAACAAGCTTACAGTTCAATTCAAGGTGTACCTAGTGCTCAAGGTATCGCCGGTAGAGCAAGAGACTACGTAGATGCTACTCAAGCTGCTATGGGAACAGATGTAGGAGCTAGAGACTACAATAGAATGGCTCTTCCTGCTAACGCTAAGTTCGACTCCGAGGTCTTCGACAAAGGATTGAAGGGAACAAAGGCGAGAAGAGGTGCTTCCCAGCAGATGGTTATTGATCCAGAAGCTCAACGGGCCGCGGCTAGTATATTAAGAAAAAGAAGAGCTGATATGATTCCTGGAGGAATGTAAAAAAGGGGGCTTCGGCCCCCTTTTCTTTTATACGTCACAAACCCTTTTTCTTAGATCTGTAGTAGAGAATCTGTGATCTCGTTTATTAAAGTAAAGATCAATTCCTCTCTGCCTACAGATGTCTTTCCCAGTAAATTCTTTCTCGCGATACTCGACACCTAGAATCCTCACGTCGATTGGATACATTTGCAAAATGTCTTCTAGGTCCTGTTCAGTTTGGTATGGGATGATCTCATCAACATACTCTATGGCTTTCAATTGCACATATCGTTCTACTAAAGACTGTACTGGTTTGTTTTTAGATTGTGGTCGATCGATGGTAGGATCCACCTGCAGTCCAACAATTAAATGATCACAAACAGATTTTGCTTCCCTAAGCATCATAACATGTCCAGCATGAAGCAAATCAAAAGTACTACAAGTGAATCCTACTTTCATAATAACCTACATCGAATGAATGACTACAACGATTCCAACTGAAGCAGCCAATCCTATCATCATTTTAAAGAAGTCTCTACCGACAAGAGGAAATACAGACTTAAATTTTCTCTTCTGAGTGAAACTAGCAATCGCCAACTCACGTCCTGTTAGCAAACCAATGAATACCCAAGTTGTACTCATCGGAATATCATTAAGCTCTTTAAAGAACCAAAGAATCACAAAGTAGAATAAATCAATAAGAGTAGCAGATCTTACATAACGAGTGTTATGCTTTTCCAGTACTACGTTTTGAATCCTACCACCATTCTCTCTAAACATCCAATACAGACCAGCTACAAAGATGATAGAGATAGCGAACATCATTTCTAGTGGGACTTCTCTTGGAAGGAACACAGCAATGTTAGCCATATCATGACTAAGCCACGTCCACCAGAGGAATCCAGTAGTGATCCATTGTCCCACTACCCAGTACTTCCTATGTTCTTCCTTCACAGGATTAGTCTCATCAAGCAGCTTACTGATGATAAACCAGATAGCATAAGCTGATACTGCCGCAACAGCATAACCCATGATAGACTTCATAAGCATCTTTTCTAGAACGAATGTAGATGCAAAAGCAGAAAGAACTAAAAAGGAAGTTGATACCGGAACACCAACTCTAGTCAGTACCAAAAGGACTGCTGGTGCCAGAGCGTGATACCATTGAATCTCTTGGAATGGTATCTTGTTTAATCTGCCATATGAAATGTCTCCACCATAAGTGAACCATCCATACCAGATTGCAAAAAGGAGAACAGCAGAAGCAGCTCCCCACATAATAAGTTTGTTAACTGTTTGATTTGAAGCGATCCATGTTCCTAGAGTCTGAACAGAATCGTTGGCGATTACAGAATAAGATGCTAATAGAAAACCTATTACCATCCAGATAGAAATATAGTCCATAAAACCTCCTCCGCAGGCTTTACCCCTGCCTAGAATTGATTGGAGCGG